AATGTATATAGTAGATTAGATAAAAGTAAAGGAACTAAGAATTACTTATGGGAACAGTGTGCTCAACTAACACTACCTTATATGTATCCAAGAAATGCACATACTGAGCAATCTCAGTTTGATGTGCCTTTTAATTCAGTAGGACCTTCTGCTGTTAATAACTTAGCATCTAAACTATTATTAGCACTACTTCCTCCAACAGGTAACTTCTTTAGACTTGTACCTTATACAGAGGAAGTACAGAAACTTTCACCTGAAGATAGAAATCAGTTAGATAGTGAACTAAGTAAACTTGAACAAGATATTAATATGGTAATCAATATTCAAGCACTTAGAGTACCTTTATTTGAAGCAGTTAAACTACTTATTGTAACAGGTAATACACTTGTATACAAAGTTAAAGGTGGCTCATTTAAAGTATTTAATCCTAGATTCTATTGTGTAGAAAGGGATTATGTAGGTAATGTATTATCTATTATTATTAAAGAGAAGATTAGTACTAACCTATTACCTCCTGAATTCATTAAGAATGAGAAGAAGGAAGGTGAGAAAGAAGAATGTGAAGATGAGGATATTTATACTTGTGTGTATAGAGTAGATAAAGATAACTGGATTGCTTATCAAGAAGTTGATGAACAAATACTAAAATCTACTATTGTATCCTATAAGACTGATACTTTACCTTATATTCCTCTTAGATGGACTAATATTCATAATGAGGATTATGGTAGAGGGTTAGTAGAACAATACTTAGGTGATTTGAGAAGTCTTGAAGGATTGACTCAGATGATTGTAGAAGGTGGTAGTATTATGGCTAAAACTATATTTGGTCTAAGACCTGCTAGTACTACTAAACTACAAGACCTAAGTGATGCTTATAATGGTGATTTCATTATGGGGGATTTAGAGAAAGATGTTACTACTCTTAGAGTAGATAAAGGCTCTGACTTTAATGTACCATTACAACTAATACAGAATATTGAACAAAGAATTGGTAAAGCATTTCTTATGTTTACTTCTGCTGTTAGAGATAGTGAGAGAACTACAGCAAGTGAGGTTAGAGCTACAGCTAATGAACTAGAAGCAGCACTAGGCGGTACTTATGCTGTATTAGCTCAAGACTTACAATTACCATTACTTAGAATTCTATTAAATGAAGTAGAACCTAACGCATTAAAGATTACTTCACCTAGCATTGTAACAGGTGCTAGTGCTATTTCAAGGGAAAGAGATTTACAGAACTTGAACTATATGCTGCAATCATTAGGACAATTAGGACCTGAAACAGTAGCACAATACTTAAATGTAGAAGCCTATATTTCTACAATGGCAACATCACTTGGTATTGAACCATCTAAGATTGTTAAATCAGCTAAACAAAGACAGGCTGAGGCACAACAACAAATGCAGATGCAACAACAACAAATGCAGATGCAACAACAAGGACAACAACCTAATCAAGGAGGAATGTAATATGAGTAGTACTATTAGTACATATCAAGAATATGCTAGTAAAGCAAAAGAGAAAGAAGTAAAACCAACTGAAGTAAAAGAGGAGACAGAAGATGGAAGCAAATCAGGAAACACAAGTAAACGAACAATCAACAATTCTAAGTGATGCAGAAGTTCAACAGACGTTGGAGCAGACAACAGCTAATGAGGCTGAAGTCACACTCCCTTCAGAAGAAGCAGCTGATGAATTATCACAACTAAGTAAAGAAGAACTTATTGCTAAATTGAAAGAACAAACTACTAAGGAAGAAGATACTACTAATACAGAAGTACCTCAGACTATTGTAGATGAATTTACAAATAGATTTAATGCTAATAATGGTTCATTTACTGAACAAGATTATAGTGACTTAGCAGCTAAAGGATATAGTAAAGAATTTGTTGATACCTATGTTGCAGGTGTACAAGCTAAGGAAAGAGCATATTATGAATCAGTGCTTGAGCCTTATGGTGGAATGAAAGAATATGCAGATGCTATTGTGTATGCTCAATCTAATTGGGATGCAGAACAAGTAGCTACATATAACAAAGCACTTAGTACAGCTGATGAAGCTACTACTAAACTATTAGTATCATCTCTTATGAAGGAGTTCAAATCAAGTAAAGTACAGCCTACTGAGAATGGACCTATCACTCAAACTACTCAGCCTAGAGTAACAATATCTAAAGGATATGAAACTAAGAGTGATATGGTTAAAGATATGAATGACCCTAGATATGGTAAGGATGCTTCTTATACTGCTAAAGTAGAAGAGAAGTTAATTAATACTGATACAGGTGCTTGGTACTCAGGTGTAAGTAGAGGTATGTAAGTCTTACCTCTAAGGTTCATTGGTGCATAGTATCCTCCTCTATACTATGTACTACTGAGCCTTAGAGGATAGCTAAGACTTGGTTCTAACAATTAGGTGATTATTATTAATCTAACAACTTTTAACATAAAAACATATATAAGGAAATTAATTATATGGCAGCTCAAACTCCAATTTATCAAGGACAAAATGCAGGTACAGGTGATACCCGTGCTAAGTTCCTAAAACTATTTACTGGTGAAGTTCTTTCAGCATTTGCTCGTAAGAATATTGCACTAGGTCTTGTCAAAACACGTACTATCTCAGGTGGTGTTTCTGCACAGTAAACGTAATATGCTGTGGGTAAATGCTCTTAATTGCTGGAAAACCTTAAGCTCTTTAGCTAAGACAATCAGCAGCCGATAAGCCTATATAGGTGTGGTTCAACGACTATCCAGAAATGGAGTACACTCAAGTGAGTGGAAATAGAGCAACTTGTATATATTATACTAAACCAATTAGGGAGATATAATGGAATTAATTAAAGATTTAGGTAAAAGAATTGTCTCAGGGAGATATAGAAGATTTGGTTTATTTTTCTGTCCATACTGTGAGAGAGAAGTAGAGAAAAGAATAGATAGTGGTACTACATATAAATCATGCGGATGCTTAGAGTTTAGAGATGAATGGAATACATTTGAAACATGGAAATGTACTTCTTGTAATATTGTTAAACCTTTAACAGAGTATTATAGGAATAAAACAGGACATAGAAGAGAATGTAAGCATTGTGCTAAAGAGAAAGTGTTCAAAAGAAAGTTTGGTGTTGATTATAAGTGGTATGAAAAGAAACTTAAAGAACAGCACAATGTGTGTGATATATGTAAAAAAGAACTAGACTCTAATAGATATGATAAATTAGCAGTTGACCATTGTCATTCTACCAATAAACTTAGAGGATTATTATGCACACAGTGTAATACTTCACTAGGACTTCTAAAAGAAAATATAACTACTATTAATAATATGTTAAAATACCTAAATAAATACAAGTAAGATATAGTCTAATCTCATAGGTGACTATGAGCAGTCCTTAATTGGGCGGTATAGGAAGTAACGTTCCTATATGAATATAAATGTTATTACTACAGGTCGTGCATCTGAATCAGATGTTAATGCACACACAGCAGGTACAGAGGTAGCATCTTCTGTAATCAAAACTAACGAGCGTGTAATCACTATTACTAGTCGTTACTACTACTCTACTTTCTTGGATGATTTGGAATCTAAATTGTCTCAGTTTGAGATTCGTGGTGAGATTGCTCGTCAGCACGCAGAAGTGTTGTCTACTAAAATTGACCGTGCTGTATTCCAAGGTGTATATGATACTGCGGCTGTTACTCCACAAGATGGTCAAACTGCAGCTCTTGCTGTAGCTAACTCAGTTATCTATAGTGGCTCAACTGCTGAAGCTAAAGGTGATGCAATCATTGATGCTCTATTTACTGCACAAGCAGGTCTAGATAAAAATGATGTACCTATGGAAGGACGTGTATTTGTTACTAAACCAGTACATTACTACAACCTTGTACAATCACACAAAGCTGTGAATCGTGACTTCAATGGTATGGACAATGGTTCTATTGCAGGTGGACGTGTTATGAACATTGCAGGATTGAACATTATTCAATCTAACCACTTGCCAGTAGTTGCAGGTACAGGTGCTAATACTGACAAACTTGTTGGTATGGTATTTACCCCAGATGTTTATGGTGTAGTTAAAGCTATGGAGATTCAATCTGAAGAAAACTACATCCCAGAAAAACTTGGGTACCTACTCACTTCATACTATGCAATGGGTATGGGTAGCTTGAATCCATCAAGCCTTGCAATCATTACTAATGAGTAATGTATTGCTTTACTCTTATCTTGAGCTAGGAGGTGTCTAATGGCTAAGAAAAAGAAAAAGTGCTAATCACTTAGTATCCTCTTAGGAGGGTACTTTAGTGGGTAACACAATCAATAAAAGGAACAACTATGGCAGATATTTATAATGACAATTCATTATATGCAACAAATAAGTTAGGTATGGTTAATCAATGTCTTATAGGTATCGGACAAAGACCATTACCTTCTACTACAATTCTTGAAGAACTTGCACTAGGAACAGATGGACAAGTAGCTAAAGATATTGTATCCTATACTATGAAAGAGGTACAGACTATTGGATGGTATTTTAACACTGATAGAGATTTCAAGCTTACTCCTGATTCTTCTGGTTTTATTTCTGTGCCTCCTAATCTATTAAGATTTGATGTAGGAAGAACTATTAATAGAGGTAAGGTTATTCTTAAAGGCAATAAACTCTATAATAGAGAAACACAGGATTATATATTTACTGAGCCAGTATATGGAGATGCTGTATGGTTAGTAGATTATGAAACATTACCTATTACTGCATATCAATATATTGCATTGAAAGCATCTAAGGCATTTCAACAAAGAATTATTGGAAGTAAAGAATTATATGCAGTAGAAGCACAAGATGAGATGGATGCTTTAGTTGCATTACAAAGAGAACAAGCACAGTATGAGGATTACAATATGATTGATGCTAGAGTTCTTAATAGAAGAATTAACCCTAGATGGAATATTAAATAGGAGGTGTGATATAGGTACTTTAGTAAATCACACAGTTGCTAACTTAGCAGGTGGGGTATCCCAACAGTTTGATGAAGGTGTATTTGAGGTACAAGTAAGAGAATTGATTAACTGTATTCCTTCAATATCAAGAGGGATACTTAGAAGAAATCCTATTACTAATGGTACTCTTTTATCTTCACTATTAACAGAAGCAGATTATTATGTATATTCATATGATAGAGGAACTTCTGATGAACAATATACTATTCTATTAGGTAATGGTAGTTGGTATGTATTTAATGCTACTACTAAGGTATTAGTGTCTAACGGTACATCTACTTATTTATCAGTACCTATTGGAGTATCACCTAAAGAAGCATTCAGTATTACTACTATTGGTGACTTTACCTTTATTGCTAATAAGTATGTACAAGTTACAATGAGTGGTACTATTGATGGTACAGTAGATAGTCATAAGACAACAGGTGTCTATTGGGTTAAAAGAACATCACAAGTACAGACTGCTTCTTACACTCATGTTTATGAGGAGGCTCAATCAACAGGTGTCCTTATGGAAGGGTACAAATATGGTCTGAATGGGCAAGAAGTATTTGCTACTAAAGATACAAGAGGTGTTAGTACCTATACTGATTTACTAAGAGGGGAACAATTAGCTGCTTCTCTTGCCACTAAATTAGGATATAGTGCTAATGGTACATTTGTATACAAAACAGGATTATCGGCTTCTAGTCAATGGGATTGGTTTGATTCAGCAGGTAATGAAGCATCCTATGGATTTAAAGGTATAGTTCAAAGAGCAGATAAATTACCTGATGAAATGCCTAGTGAATTGATTGGTACAGTAGTAAATATTACACAAAATACTTCTTCTGAGTTAGATGATTATTGGTTACAATATACAGGGGATACTTGGGTTGAAACAAGAAAATCTGGTATAGCTAATACTATTGCTTCTAATACTATGCCTCATGTACTTATTAGAGGTAGTGATAATTTATTTTATTTTAAAGAATATACTACTACAGATATAGCTACTGTCCCTGATGCAACAGGAGAAGGATGGAGTAAGAGAATGGTAGGAGATGAGCATTCTGCCCCTAACCCCTCTTTTGTAGGGAGCTATATTAATCAAATATTCTTCCACAAGAATAGACTAGGTATCATATCTAAAGATAGTATTACACTATCTGAAAATGGTACTTATGGTAATTTCTACCCTACTACTATTAGAGCTATACCTGATACTGACCCTATTGATTTAACTATTGCTTCAACAGACATAGCATTAGTACATAGTGCATTATCTACTAATCAAGCTCTAATTTTATTCTCTGATGATTCCCAGTTTGTGCTATCTTCTGGTAATCAGCCTTTGACACCTGTAAGTGCAAATATTGAAGTTGTATCAAGGTATAATTCTTCCAATAAATGTCAGCCAAGAGCATTAGGAAATAAAGTATTCTTCCTATCTGAATCAGGAGGATATAGTCAACTATTTATGTATAACATATCTGAAGGATATAATGTAACAGAAGCTACACAACTCTCACAACATATCCCTTCTTATTTACCTAAGAATATTAGGTATATAGTAGGACATAGTGTATTAGGGTATACCTTTATGTGGTCAGAAGAAACACCTAAGATTGTGTATGTCTACAACCTAAGTGTTGTTGGTGGAAAATTAGCTCAATCAGCATTTCATAAATGGGAGTTTGATTATGATGTAATAGGTATTAATATTATTAATAACACCTTATCTATTACTTTAAGAAATTCTACTAATAATACTTACTATATTGGAGATATATCCTTAGAAATATCAGGAACACCTGAGACAGTAGTATACACTGATACTATTAATAATGTAACTCATAATTATATTTCAAAATTAGAATTCTCTAAATGGTATATTAAAGATGGGAATAATAATGGTACTAAAGCAGGTAGATTACAAATTAGAACACTACAATATACTACTACAAAAGTAAGTAACTTTACTACATATATTGTAACAGATGATGGATATATTAGTACTGATGTAGGTACTTGGACAGATGATGGCTTATGGGTTGATACAGAATTGTGGACTGACACAGTTCCTTATTATACTGTAGCTATTGATAATAATAGTAAGGTACAAGTTATGGGCAATAGTGATAATACCATTATTACATTTGCACAAGATAGATTAAATCCTACTAAAGGATTTGAATTACAAACAGTGAACTATGAAGGATTCTTCCATCAAAGGTCACAACGATATTAATAAAGGATAATAAATGGTTTCATCTAAAATATTTACTAATGTAGATGGGCAGACTAAAAGATTTTTAAGTGATTTTATTATTGAGTCAGAACAACATTGTAGAGTTTATAACTATTTAGATGGAGCTACTCCTACATCAGATGACTTAGTTACACTTGACAAATTTGATTTAATAGATAATTCTATTGTATTTTATACTGCACCTACATTAGGAACATCTATAGCTATTGAAGTAGCTACTACACCTGAAGAATTTGGAGGTATATTAACACTACCTCTAGTAACTCTAGCAGAAGGCTATGCTGCAGCAGCTAGTACATCAGCTACTACAGCTACTGCTCAAGTAGGTATTGCTACTACAAAAGCAGGAGAAGCTAGTGCATCAGCTACTACAGCTACTACTCAAGCAGGTATTGCTACTACAAAAGCTACAGAAGCTAGTACATCAGCTACTACAGCTGCTACTCAAGCAGGTATTGCTACTACTAAAGCTACAGAAGCTAGTACATCTGCTACTAATGCTGATTCATCAGCTACAAATTCGGCAGCTAGTGCTGCAAGTGCTTCTACCTCAGCTAGTACTGCTACTACACAAGCTACTAATGCTTCAAATAGTGCTACTACAGCTACTACTCAAGCAGGTATTGCTACTACAAAAGCTACAGAAGCAAGTACATCTGCTACAAATGCTCAATTAAGGTCTTGGGAAGCAGAGGCAAAAAGACTAACTGCTGATAGTTATGCTACTGAAGCAGAAGATTTATTTGTTAAAAGCTATACATCTAATGGGGATGGCACATTTACTGCTACTAATACAACAGAGTACAGTGCATTACATTGGAGAAATAAGGCTGCTTTAGCAGCAGCAGGACAAGCTAGTAACATTTCATACTCTAATACTACAAGTGGTATGGTTGCTACAAATGTACAGGCTGCTATTGATGAGATTGATACAAGAAGTGATAGCTATAAACCACTATCAGGTATTACAGCATATCATCTACTATCAGGTTCACTTGCATTAGTAAATAATGTAATCACAAGCGGATTTGCTACGACACTTTATACTGGTAATGGTGCTACACAAACAGTTACTACTGGTGTAGATATGGCTACTCAGTGGGGTAATAGTGCTAGTGAAACTTTCGGTGGTTTGGTGTGGGCTAAAGGAAGAAGTGTAGCAACTAGTAACTATTTGATAGATACTATCAGAGGTGATACACATGAAATCTATTCAAATGACACAACAGCAGATACAACAGAAGCAACTGGACTAACAGCGTTTAGTTCTACTGGATTTAGTTTAGGGGCGTTGGCAGGTTTAAATACAAATGCAGCAACATATGCTTCTTGGGTATTCCAAACAACTCATCGTATCACTGGTACAACTAACCACGGTAAAGCCTATACTTGTCACTATAATCCATTTACTGGATTTACTATTGTAAAGTATGAGGGTAGTGGATTAGTAGGGCATGAAATTCCACATCACTTAGGTAGGAAGTTGGGTTTTGCTACACAGAAGAATCTAGCTAATGCAGCGGCAAATTGGAGAGTGTATGCTGATGGGATATCATCAGCGACAACATCATTATCACTAACTACTACTGATGCTCTATATACAGATGCTACATACGGATATATAGCAACTAACGATACATTAGTGCTATCTACGGGTGCTTATTATAACCAATCAGGCTCGCAACACATCATGTACGGTTGGGCTAACTCATACTTCGATGAAGCTAATACACTTATCGGTAACTATGAAGTAGGTGTCTATCAAGGTACTGGGGTAACAGGGAATACGGTAACTACAAGAGGTAAACCAGCTTGGGTTATGATTAAGCGGGTAGATGCTACGGGGGCTTGGTGTATATTTGATAACCAAAGAAGTGCCACTAAAATGCTTTTAGCTAATACTTCTGATGCTGAAATTACAACTGTTGTTAATGTACCTTTTATGAATTATGGCTTTAGAATCGACGATACTAACTCTGATCGTAATGCTTTAGGTGGTCAATACCTATACATGGTAGTTTATGACAATGATAATGGTTCAGGTAAATCAAAATACACAAGAGCAACTGATACAAGTACACTTAATCTAAATGCTACTGTCCCATTCGCTAATGGTATAGATACCAATGGAACTAAGAACTCTATCCTAGTTAAAAATGAGGCTATAAGTGGATTGACTCTTACTGAAGGTAAGAATTATATCTATGCTAAGAATAATGGTACTTATGGTGTAACAAGTGTAGCTCCTACTTATGGAAATATAAATCCTGCAAGTGGTGACTTTTTCAATGTACTAGAAAACAAGTGGTACACATCAGCAGGTATCGCTATTACAGAATCACGCAACTATCTTAATGCTGTAGTGTATGCAGACCAAAATAGACAGCCAACGTATGTAAAGCAACTACCTAAGACTACTTACTTTGACGAAGTAAAAGCAAACGAATTCAAAGGTAAAAATGCTTGTACCGCTTTGGTATGCTTTGATGGTAATACAACTCCTCCTACTATTAAGGATTCGTATAATGTAAAAGCAGTTATTAGGACTGCAGCCGGATTCTTCGATATATATTTAGAAAAAGATATGGACAATCTCAATTTTGTTATATTAGGCATGGGTGCTTATAGCGCTGGTGCACCAGGGCATATAGTACTAGAGAGGGATAGAACGCTAAATAAAATATCTATACAAATTATTAACGTAAATACGACTTCAGCTAATAGCTCTAATAGTTCTATAGTCATCTTTGGAGGTAAAAATTAATGCAGACTCAATATTATCAAATATCTGAAACGGGTTATCCCATTATCAGTCCGATACAGTTAGATGGGTTTACTACTTACGAAGTTGGTAGTGAACCTAAAGAATTAGTGGCTTCCTTAAAAGCAATGGAAGCACAAGAAGCACAAAGTAAGGTAAACCAAGAAGCACTTGCTTATCTTGCTTCTACTGACTGGTATGTAGCTAGATTTAGTGAGACTGGTACAGTAATACCTGATGATGTAAAACAAAAAAGACAAGAAGCAAGAGCTTCAATAATATAGAGGAGAGCTAAGTGACAGAAGAAAGATTAGATAAAGTAGAAAAAGAATTAAGAAGTACACAAGATAATGTATTATTAATTCATAAAGACCTACAAGTAATCTCTTCTTCTCTTGTAGATATGGCAACTGCTATGAAAGCTATGGCAGAGATGCAGTCAGATATGAAAGTATTTGAAGAGAGAATGGAGACAAGGAGTAAAGACAATAAAGAAGCACACACCTTATTACATAATAGAATTGATACCTGTTATCTTAGAATAGATAATCATCATAAAGTAATTGAGGAAATTGAACCTAAAGTAAATAGTACTTATGGTACTTTAATCTTTATAGCAAAGGCACTAGGTGGTGCTGCTTTAACTATGTTATTTGGTCTGGTTATATGGGCAATTAAACAAGGAGGAGCTTAATATGAAAATGAGATTAGTTAGAAAGAAAGGTACAAAAGGATTTACTGAAGGTAAATTATATATTGGTGATACCTTTGAATGTTATACAGTAGAAGATGAAGTCAAGACTACTAAGGAATTTGGAACAACAGCTATTCCTTCAGGTATCTATGAAGTAGTAGTAACTATTAGTAATAGATTTAAAAAAGAACTTCCTCTACTATTAAATGTACCTAATTATACAGGTGTTAGAATCCATAGTGGTAACTCTTCTAAAGATACAGAAGGATGTATTATTGTAGGTTCTATTAATGATAAAGAAGATGATGATTGGGTAGGTGGAAGTAAAGTAGCTATGGATAGACTACTTCCAAAGATTAAAACTGCGCTTACCAAAGGCAAAGTCTATATTGAAATTGTATAAAGGAGAAATTATGTGGGCACTTATTTTACAATTTATCTTAAAAATGGCTACAAGTGAAGTTGCTAAAACAGCTATTGCTGTTGGAGTAAACAAACTTCTTGAAGCTAAAGATGATGGTATTACTAAAGATATTGCAGAAACAATGATTGATGCAGTAGCTAAATCTAAGTCTAATCCTACTACAGCAGATGTATTTACAGATGCTCTGCTTGTATTAAAACAAGGATAAGGAATGGCTAAACAGACATTAAATAATAATGAAGCAAGAGGAGTATTTAGAACTAAATTAAATGATATGTTTACTGAAATATATAATTATATTACAAGTATCGGTACTAGTATTACTAACAATACAAATGATATTATTAATATTAATACTTCTTTAACTACTGTTAATTCTACACTCAGTTCTCATGCAACTACATTAGCTACACATACTAGTGATATTGCTTCATTAAATAATGTAGGAGTTACATCAATAGGAGCAGCCACAGCTTTAGCTTCTGCTTCTGTCACTACTACTCCTACTAAACTTACCTTCTTTGATACTATTGTATTACAAGCAGGTACAGTAACAACAGCTAGTATTCCTGCTCAGACTGTTACAGTAGGAGCTACAGGATATTATAAGATATATGGAACTGTTATTGCAGAGTACCCTCAAACAGATGCACTATCTCTGAGACTGTACAAAAATAGTTCACCATTAACACCTAACTTTGCACAACAAGGGTTAGGAACAGGTAAACCTACTAATATTACTTACTCCACTATTGTGTACTTAACGGCAGGAGATGTACTATCCTTATATGCTTCTGCTACTAGTACAATTAGTGTAGTGGTAGATGGGGCAAGCGTTAATA